AGGATATAATAGACAGTATATTGATACTGATAATGCTCACTTGTTGTATAATCCTAGCACCAACTTACTTAATGGGTTAAATATTGGTGTTGGCACTATTACCGCAACAACATTCGGAACTGATGCTCAAAACGCATATGGTGCAAGAACAATATCTACTTCAGGTCCTAGTGGTGGAAACAATGGAGACATCCATTATAAAATATAATCTCTAAATTATGGCAATACCTTACGATACAACAAACACAGGAACTAATGTTAGGGACGCACTTGACAAACACCTTCGTATCAAACATAATGGTTCGTGGCAATATATTGAAGACGTTAACATAAAAGATGGTGGGTCATGGTATGATGTCAAGGAAGTCCATGTTAAGTCAGGTGGTTCGTGGAATCTTGTTCATGAAGGTGAGCATTTCTTATTCAAACATGATCTAAACACTAATAGTTCTGGTAATTTTGATTTAGCATCGTGGATATCTAATTTTTACAGTGGTAATAAAATTAAGGGTTTACTTACTGTTACTTCTAATAAAAGTCGTCAACAAGTAAATCTTGGTAGTTTTAGTAGTGATTCTAAAGTCTATCTTAGATTAGAGAGTGGTGCTAGAATATCTGCTAGAGGTGGTAATGGTGGTAATGCAGGACAAAACTCAGCATCTAACGGTCAAAACGGACAAAGAGCACTATATACTAGAACACCATTCATCATAGACAATGGTGGCATCATCGCAGGAGGCGGTGGTGGTGGAGCTGGAGGTCGAAATGGCACGGTTACTCAAACTATTACAGAAACAAATAACTGTATGAAAGGCAACCAGTGTACCAATCAATATGATGTCACTAACAACACCTCTGGTGGTGGCGGTGGCGGTGGTGCAGGATATCCTGGCGGTTCTAGCGGTGGTAATGGAGCACAATCTGGTCAAGCAAATGGTGGTGGACAAGGTGGAACTGGTGGAGCAGGATCCGCTAGATCTGGTGGTAATGGTGGTGGTCTTGGTCTTGATGGCAACAATCCACAAAATAACCAAGGTGGAACAAAAGGATCTGCAGGAAATGCTGTTGATGGATGGAATTATAAAGATTCCGCAGAGGGTGATGGTAATGGCGACATCCGTGGCAACAAAGTAAATTAACTTAGGAGAATTATTATGTCACTAGAAGACATAGACCCACAATTTAGATTAGATGCAGAGGTAGCACCAACCTTTGTCGTGAAAAATTACGACATTGACACTGGGGAGTTCCAAGTATTCTATAATGATGGTACACTTAATAACGATGAGTGGTACGGTCCTCTGTTCATGGATTTAGATTCTATGAGACCAGACCATGAGGAACCTATAAGATTCCAAATTGCACAATACGTATACAGTGCTGTCGAAAACTCAAGACTAGCAGAATGCAACATGGATGATAGTAAACAAGTTTTAGCACAAATGATGGGTGTAGAGCAATCAGTAGATATGGTTGAATTGATGAAACATAGGCAGAATCAATCAATAATGGAAGAGACTCATGTAGATCCTACATTGTCTGCAGCACAAATTGTTAATATATTCAGTGAAGATGACTTTGACGACCAGTTTGAAGCACTTAGTGCTGAACTAGCAGAGGATTGAAATGCAAGAACTCGCTACTACACCTGATGCGAGAATATCTCAATATTCATTCGGACAAAGTATATCACAGTTCGGTGTAACAGTATATTCATGCAAATCAGCAAGAGAAGGTAAAAAAATATTTGGCAATGATCCTGATCCTACCACTGAAATCATGGTAGAGACACAGGATGATATTATATCTGCACATATCAAAGACAATCCCAACGGGAAAGTAGCAGGATATGAAGATATTATACGGGAGTGTGGTCACACATATCAAGTTCATTATAGAACAGTATCATTTGGTAGCACATGGAAGAGTTGTTCACTCAAACCCGCAGGATATTCCATTGTATATCACAATGGTGCACACACAAACTTTAGATTTCCTGGCATCAATAGACTGACATCACTAGAATCTGGTGGGTTAGCAGCATGCTCTGGATTTGATAGTAAGGTTGCTACAGGCAGAAAGATACATTTCATAAAGGAGACTGATAGCTTTACACCTCATAGTATTGGTAGTATAATAGTACCAATGCATGATTGTTGGTATCATAAAACTTTATTGAGACAACATTATCCATTCCCAATATCAGATACAACTACAATTCAGTTGACAGTTGATAAACCTACAGTTATAGTGGAGTTTTATCAGGGAGAACCAGACGTAAGTGAATTTACTAAATTATGGTTAAACCAAATAGAGGACGGACTTATTGAAATCGTGACTAGATGAAGAATGAATATACAATCAATGATCAACTAGATCATTTGACTGTCTTATATTATAGAGGATGCAAACAAGGGTTTAAGTTTTTTGGTGATGACCCAGAAGAGCACAAATATTATATTAAAGATGAGCATATATCAATACTAAAAGATACATGGAGTGATCAACAGAGCACGTTTCCTATTGATTATCTAAAACGTTTTTATGCACACAGCAGATGTCTAGTATTTACTAAAGGCATGTGGATGAGTGAGACAGCAAGATATCCACAATATCTCAGGTTCAGACCAGGTGCTAACCTGAGTTTTCGTGTGTCTGGGATGACAAGGTTTACATCATTGACCGAAGGTGGAGGTGCTCTCTGTGTTGGTATCGACCCTGATGCAGGAAAGATGCCATGTCTACGACGTTTTGTGCATGTTATAAACAAACAGACTATGTTCCAACCCATGTATAGTCATTCATATCTCATACCAACAGAAAATTGTGTATATGGTAAGACAGAGCATCGTGAAGGATCTATATTCAGATCAAGTGATGATCCAATAACAGTAACTTTTCAAAACAAAGGTTATCTGATAGAATATACAGAGGAACCTTTCACTATGGAAGAAGCTGTGCTAAACTATGGAGGACAGTGGATCACAAAACACATCGAGGTATTTGATAGATGACAATGTTCATTGAAGATGGTAATAAACCAGTGTGGCAAGACCATCAGGATTATCCATGGAATGAATACAAACATCTACAACGTGACAAATTTGAGGAGTTACTCAACCTCATGATGGAAGCACACCCAGAACATGAACTCACAGAGTGGTTGAAGCGTGGATTTTGTATGAATGAGGGAGACTCCACTATATCATTCAGTAGTTTAGAGGGATATAAGATGCTACAGTGGGGTATAAATCATTTTGATAGAGAAGATGCAGACTCGTATGATTCATTTTATGGAGAAGGGGAAGAAATTGATTGGGACGATGACGATTGGTAAAAAATGTGTTATAATTATACTATAAAGACCTGATCTAATGCCAGTATACAGAGATTATGAGATTCGTATGAATCTCAATGAACTCATAGAGAAGAGAGTTCCATGTTGTGATCTGCTACACCCTGACCACTGTTTTACAGAGTCACAGGTAACGCAGATCGCACATGATATTAATATGGATCTAGATTTACATCCCATATACAAACAGATTGATGATCATATCATGAGATATGTGAAAGCAGCAAACATACAAAACGAAGACCACTGGGTCGAAGATAGATTAAAACATCCACATGATTGACAGTAGTGCTATAATATTAGTATGAGAGCATTTTGTCCACCTAAAAACACTCCTGACAAGGATATCGTTATGACTCCTGAGTATCTTGCTAAGGATATCATACAACATTATGAACCAAAAGGATTAATTCTTGACCCATGTAGAGGGACAGGAGCATTTTATGACAACTATCCCACATTGCATGACTCACTATGCACAAAAGATTGGTGTGAGTTAGCAGAGGACAGAGATTTCTTACAGTATCATCGTAAGGTAGATTGGATCATAACTAATCCACCATGGTCTATGATGCAACAGTTCTTATGGCATGGTATGGAGATAGCAGACAATATAGTATACTTGACTACTATCAATCACTACACTACTAAACGTAGAATACGTGAGATGAGAGAGCATAACTTTGGTGTCAAAGAGATCTATTGTGTAGACTCTCCTAAGAAACCATGGCCACAGTTAGGTTTCCAA